GTGTTGATGCTGCGCGGCCTTCACGCATACGCTGCTGTTGCAACGCTAGTTCGCTCTGTGCCTTGCGCGCGTAGTCGGCCAACGTCAGCGCGCCTTGTTGGTCGCCCACCTCGGCGAGCTGTTGCGCGGCGTTTAAGATCGACTCAGGGTTCGATGGGTCGACACCTTGCATGACGGATTGGCGCGCGCTAATGATCTTTAGCTGCGGGTCTTGTATGCCAAGCGCGCCACCTAACGCGCCGCCCAAACGGCGACCGGCCAAATTCGCGCCATAGGTTACGCGTTCGTATGGGTTCAAGTTAGCGTACTGCGCCGCCTGCGCTTGCATCAAATCGTTCTGCTGCTGTTGATACAGCTCTGGCGATGCAAACAGACCTAAGATTTCGCTTGCCATTGTCGGCTCCTAATTAATTAACTTATGGACCCATGTAGTTAGGGTCAAGGTACCCGGCTTGGCTTGCTGACCATTGGCCTAAGTTGTACCGGTCTTGCGGCCTCAAGTTATAGCTACTAAATAGATTACCTAACCCAGACATTAGCCGGTCGTTAGATCCGAGCCCTTGCAAGAACGACGCGGTCGGGTTCAGCATATTTGCCTGCTCCATAGTGCGGGCTGCGCCCATGCCGCCGCCGTACAGGAACTGACCGACGTTGCCGCCTGCGGTTGCCGAGCGTCCGCCCAACTGCGCGCCGATATCCAACGGACGCAGCGCAAGGTCTTCCAACGAAGAAATACCCCCAACTGTCGTCATGAACGGCGACAACGCGCCGGTGACGCCCGACTCATACTGACCAAGCAAACCAGCGCCGGTGTTGAACAGGCTGGTGCCAAAAGCGTACTGCTCTTGACCCCGCTTCTGCGCTTCTGCCGACAATGCCGCGTCCTGTTGCGCCAACGCGTTGTAGTACGCTTCCATTTCAGGGTTAGCCGCAGCCAAACCAGCGCCGCCGCCTGGGCGCTCGCCGGTTGCACCAATTGACAAGCCCGTGCGGCCGGTATTAAACAGATTGGTACGCACGCCGGCCAATTGACGCTCGCGTGTCGGTGCCAGCAAGTCCATCTGGCTGGCCATGTATTTCTCGGCGACTTCTTTTGGCGACTCGCGCAAGTAACTTTCGCCCAAGTCCATGATCGACCTGCCGGCCATGCGCAGCGGCTCGTAGTATTGCGACGCCGCTTCGGCTTCACTCAATCGTTGACCTGTCAACGCCTCTAGTCGGCGTTGGTAGTCCTCCAGCATCGGCGAACGGACGTAGCCAGCACTAGTCAGCCGACCGTTTTCATCAAACCCAAACGTACTGCCACCAAACCGCGTCGTTATGCCGACCGGCCTAAAGCGCGCCTCTTCAGCAGCTAGACGTGCAGCGGCAAGTTGCGCGTCGGCGCTCGTACTCGCGGCGTCTGTGACAGCGCCCGCTTGCATAGAGCTGCCTAACAGGCCAAGGCCACCCCCTATGACTGCTGCGAAAATAGGCATTTCAATTTCCTCCGATTAGTACATCGTCCACTTTTGACGGGTCTTTTTCGTCAGTGGCGTGTATGCAATACCAAACACAATCCGTAACGGCCTTAACGCCATGCACTACGCCAGACTTAATTTCGATACACGCTGGCGCGCGAACAATGTCTACAGAATCCCCGATCATCACTGCGACCATGCCTTCCGCCAAAATAGACAAGTGGCTAAAGTCATGCGTATGCTTGAGAATCGCCGTGCCTTCTGGCACACGTATTTCTTTAGCGTACAGCCCGTCAGAAAAGTGATGCGTAATCATTGCGCTTCCAATGCTTCAATCCGTGCAACCGCTTCTTGCAACGCGGCGACCAACAGCGGCACCAACTTCGCCTGGTCAATCGCCTGCGGCTTAATCGATCCGTCCGCTTTCACGGCGTCCTTCTCACCGACGATGGCCTCCGGCACCACAGGCGACACTTCATGCGCCAAGAAACCATCAACGGCCGGCGCGTCAGGCGCCGCAATCCACTTGAATCGATACGGCGACAACTCTTTAAGTCGCGTGATCGCGTTTACCAGAGGCACGACGTCCGTCTTTAGACGATAGTCGGATGACGTGTTGTACGACGTTGATGAGCCGCTAGTCGTAATCGAACCAACATCAGTCAGCGTGCCGGTGGCCGCAGATGTACTGGACTTCTGGAACAGCACCAGTTGCGTGATGCCAGAGCCAACGATATTAGCTTGCGCGTAGCCGCTGGAGTTGTTGTTGAAGAACACAGCTGCAGGGTTGGTCGAGTTTTGTTCGCAGTACAAATTCCACCCAGCCGCTGGGTTGGTAGCGCCAACCCCGATCGTGCCGGTAAACGTCTTCTCACCAGAAATAGTTTGCGCAGTGTCTGTGGTCGCAGCAGTAGATGGCAAACGACTTGCGCTTAACGTACCACTAGAGATATTGCTCGCACTAAGCGATGTCAACGATGCGCCAGAGCCAGAGAAACCTGTCGCGGTGACCGTACCAGATGAAATAGTGACCGCAGAGTTGTTTGCTAACAGCGTGCCGTCAGTATTGTTAAACGTCGCGACTGCACCGACGTTAGAGCTTGCGGGGCCGGTAACATTACCTGAGCCTGACGCAGAGCTGTCGGCTTTGGTGGCGATAGCAATCGCGATGTTATTAAACTCAGTGTCAATCTCGGTACCTTTGACAATTTTCGCGGGGTTACCCGAGGCTAAAGAATCTTTCGCCGCAAAGTCCGTTGATTTGGTGTAGTTGCTCACGTTAACTCCTTAACTTACGCGGCCATTCTTGGCCTGAATTTCGATTTTCTGAATAGACAACGGATACCCATTAACGTCGGCTTCATACCCTGTCTGCACAATTTTTCCTGACCCACTGCCTTGGCCGTACAAAGTTTGAAGCGCTACCCCACCGGCGTACTCAGCAATGTTGTACTCGGCGATACCGTACTCGTACACATTCTGCGCGGGAATTTGCACGTTCTGCGAAAGATAGTTTTCGCTGAAATCAAACCCCCACTTTAATGTGAGAAATTGATTTGAGCCGCCAATCACTACTACACTAATACGCTTCAGAATAGACGTGACATTTTGGTCACCTAAATCTGCATGGTTTGTGTAGTACGCGAATCGGTACGTACTTGTGTTATCCAAATACCCTTCGTACTCACCGATATAGCCTATTTGACCAATTAGTAACGTACCGTCGCGCTTAGATAACAACGCAGTGGGCTCTATGCTGTCCCATTCAGTAGCGCGCAACGACCCGTCTGGCAACGGCGCGCGGGTGTCAAACACAAAGGCACGGCCGGAGGTTTGAAACGTGACAACGTAAAATGCGTTAATTTCGGAATAGACCGCTTTAATGCTACTTGGCACATCACCTAGCGCTATCGCCATTAAGTCGTTACGGACGTTTTTGCTCAAGTCGTTAAATGGCGCGGACTTCTCTTGAATTGTTCTAGAGATAGACCGCACGCCGCTGTTCGACAGGAACACTACATCGGTATTGGTGTTCTGGATGGAGTCGCGCGCAATGCAACCGATACCGCCCACCGTGTCGTATAGCGACATCGTCGATGGCGAGTTAGCACCTTGGTAGACCAATATCTGGCGCTTACCAAAGATGAACAGGAAGTTGTTATGTGCAGCCAGTCCTGTAATTTCATCCGGCCCGTTTGGCCAGACCGTGTTCACGTTCAAACTACCTGCCGTGCCGGTACTCCAAATGTGGCCTGACAACAGATCGGAGAAGTACACCGTCGACTTGTTAGACGCCGTGCTTGCCACCCATAAGCGACCATAAGCGGAAATGCAGATGTCGCCCTGCTGAACCGTCGATACGTAGCCGGTCTTTTCACTAACGCGGCGATAAGTCGTCGTGCTAACGGCCGGATCGTAGATCAACGGATCGTGGCCAGTCTGGAAAAAGTACGTAATGCCGCTCAACGACGCGCACTGCCAATTGCTTGCAGAGATCGTCGGTGCGGTGCCACCGCCACCGTAGGTCAATTCAGTAACCGCGTTGGACGCGCCCAGCTTGAACAGCTTATTGTTGCCAGCAAACAGCACGGTTAACGTACCATCTGTCTGCACCAGCTCATGAATGACGCCGACCGCGTTTGCGCCCAAGTTGCCCGAGCTGCTGTTTACCTTCGTCCACCCCTTACGCGCGCCGACACGACCGTACTGGTCGATGACACAGTTATTAGCCGTCAGCGCAAAGCCCGACGCTAAATCTAGCGGCGAGTCTTGTGTATTCAGGCCATAGAAACCTGGCGCTGAAATGCTGAAGGTACGGATCGGCTGGCTCATGTCGGCACGAACTCCTGAAACTCAGGGTAACGCGACACTTCCAAGGCGATGTAGTCCGACAGCATCGTGCGGTACAGCGCAAAGGCTTCCGACGAACTCAGCCCACCATCTTCGCCGCGCTCAACCAACGCGCGGGCATACGCGCTTTGAACCACCAATTCTGGTTTGACCAACAAGACGTCACTATCAATAACTAAATCGTCTTGCGGAACAAAAACAAAGAACTTTAAGCTATATACGTTGTCAGGCCGTGGGTACAGCGTGACCTTGGCGTCGCCTGATGCGTCGACACCATCAAAAGCAAATTCGGTTGGCGAGCTGCTAGTGGGCGTTGAGAAGTTCTGCTTGCGCTGCATCTGCAAGTTGCTCAGATTGCGCATGACCACATTGTCGGTCACATTAAGCGCGTCTTCGACGCGGAACTTCTGCCCCGCCCCCGTCATGCTGTATTCGTAAGTGCCGGCGACAGTTGTGATCGTAATGGTCTGCGCCAGCACGTTCCAAGAATAGGCGTCCTCTACTTGGCGCTTGGCGTCATTCACCAGCCGGCCGATAAGCGAGGAGTAAGTCGTCTGTGTCGACGTCTGGACGGAAGTTTCGCGCAGCCGCGCGAGGACTTCGTTAATGATTTCGAGATAAGTCATTTTTTCTTCGCCTTATTCCTTGCGGAAATAGCTTTAGCTTTTGCCTTTGCATCAGCTTTAGATGAGGCGCCCCAGGCTTGAAGCGACAACAGCAGCCGGGTGGGCTCGCCGTCTTTACGCTCTGGGCCGGGCATGTTGCCCATCCTTGCGAGAAAAGAAGCTCGTCTCGGATTGTCGCCGGATTTGACCGGCGCTTTCAGGGTTCCCCCTGTTTCTGCATTATAAGACGCCCGGCCTTTAGCATTCAAGCCGCCCTTGGGGTTTTGACCGGCTTTTCGCTGCCAAGCGGACGTTTTCATTTTTTCCTCGGCTTCGCGGTCTTAGCGGATTCTCTAAACGCCTGCGCGGTTGGCGCGCCTTTTGTGCCGGGCTTTCTCATCTTTTCCCCCGACCCAGCAGCGATGCGCTTGCGCTTGGCGTTTATGTTGGCGTACAGGCCGGGCTTCATTTCTTGACCTTTTTCTTAGCCATGCCGGCCATGCTCAAGCCGATCGCAACCGCCTGTTTCTGCGGATAGCCTTCCTTGCGCAACTTGCTGATCTTGGCCGAAGCAGCTGCCTGCTTGCCCTTTTTCGTATATGGGTACTTCTTTCCGTCAACCATTGGCATGATGTCACCCCTTAAAAAATAGACGATCTGCTACAAAGGTCATGACGCCACCGATCGCAGAAGCTACCGACATGCCAACCCAAAACCCACCCTTGGACTTGTTGGCCATCTCTAGCAACTGTTTGACGTCATCGCGTAGCCCGTGAACTTCTTTCTGCAACGCTTCGACTTGCGCCTCTAGCTTGCCGAACTCTCTTGGGTCAATTTCCGACATGTTCTTTCCTTGGGCGGCCAGGACG